CTGGACTACCAGGGCAACCCCATGCCCGCGATCTTCTCCCACGTGCAGGTGCAGCGCGACACCGACGTGAACTTCCCCAACCCGGTCGTCGTGGGCACCCTGCCCGGCCCGGACTTCCTGTACGACTCCGTGCAGAACTACGCCAGCGCCTACGTCTACCGGCTCGTCGCGTACTCCAAGGTCGCCATCGCCTCCGCCCCGTCCGGCTCGAACTCCGGAACGGCCCATCAGGCCGGTACCGCCGACATCGCCGCGAACTCGGTCACCGCCAACCAGATGGCGGCCGGGACGATCACCGCAGAGTCCGGAGTCATCGCGTCCATCGACGCCTCCAAGATCACGGTGGGCAAGCTCACCGCCTCCCAGATCGACGCCACCAACCTCGTCGTCTCCGGCGGGAACGTCTCCGGTCAGGTCTCCTCTGCGGCCACGGCCGGTTCCGCAACGACGGCGGGTTCCGCAACGACGGCAGGTTCGGCGTCCTCAGCGACCACGGTCACCGGCTCCATCGGCGCGGGCGTCAGCATCCCGGCCAACCAGTTGAACAACGGCACCATACCGACCACAACGACGATCAACGGCGGCTCGATAACCACCGGCATCATCAGCGCATCCGTGATCGGGGCCCGGTCCATCACGACGGACAAGATGGTCATCGGCGATACGTCGAACATCCTCCTGGACCCCCAGTTCACGCAGAACAGCACCGCCTGGAACTGGAGCGGCAACGTCGTCCGTACGGCCGCCAGCGACGCCAGCGTGCCCACGGGCGCTCCGGCTTCGTGGGTCGCCAAACTCATCAACCAGACCAGCGTCAACACCGACCTCACGTGGAAACACACGAACACCACGACGACCGGCATGGCGGTAACCCCGGGGGAGGCGTACTACGTGGAGGCGTGGGTCGTCGCCTCCAGCGACTGCAACGCCAACCTCCGGTTCTTCCTCACGACATGGGACGCCGCTGGCAACAACATCTCCTGGCCGTCCGTCCCCAACGTCGCACCGTCCGCAGCGCAGACCTGGACCAAGATCAGCGGTCAGATCACCATCCCGACCGGGAAGTACCTGGCGACCTTCGGTGTCGGCGCGCTCCAGACGACGCCGACGACTGCTGCCGGTTCGTGGTTCGTCACCAACGTCAAGATGCGCAAGGCTGTCGACAACGCGCTGGTGGTGGACGGCTCCCTCACCGCCAGCAAGATCACCGCAGGCACGCTGACCGTCGACAAACTCAGCGCCGGACTCCAGGGCACCGTCGGCCAGAAGTTCTACGACTTCGGCGCGGACGCCAGCAAGTGGAGCAACGGATCCACCGGCACCATGACCACGGTCTCAGTGACGGACGCTGCCTCCGGTGGCTCCGTCATGCGCTGCGTCGGCTACATCCAGGGCGCCTACCGCCCGGACCTCCTCATACCCTTCGACCCAGGCGTCACCTACCGCGTCACCTGCCGCGTACGGCAGACCGTCGCCAACGCGGTCACCGGCACCAACCAGAACGTCTACGTCGGGGTCACTGGCATCGGCGCTGACGGCGTGACCCTGGTCAACATCTCCGGCTCGAACTCGCGGGCCAGCCAGGCGTACTGCGCCACTAGGGCCACCTACATCAACACCGGGTCCGGGTGGCAGATCTTCACCGGCTACATCAAGGGCACGGCCGCGACCGGTGACGCTGGACCCAACACCAGCCCGACCAACCCGATGCGTCTTCACCAGAACGTGAAGTACCTCAGCCCCTGCCTGTACGCCAACTACAACGGCGGTACGGGCACGCTTGAGATGGACATGTTCACCATCGAGGTCGTCGAGACCGGCCAGGTCAACTCGGCCAACATCAACCTGGGCAACGTGAACGCCGCACACCTGTCGCTGGGCGCGGTCTCCGGCAACCTCGTCACCAACCCGGGCTTCGAGGACACCTCCATGACCGGGTGGACCTCCTCCTCCATCGACGCCAACAACGTCTCGAAGATCGAGATCGGTTCAGGTGTTGCACCTGCACGCTCCGGCCAGGGCAAAGCCTCCCTCGGCGCCCTCAACACCGGCTGGGCCAAGATCGTCAGCGACCCGTTCCCCGTGGTCGCCGCATCCACGTACATGTTCCGCTACTGGTACTACGGCCAGGGGGGTATCCAGGTCACCTTCGAGACCAGCCCGGACAAGGTCACCTGGACCGACCAGATGGGCGGAGTCAACAACTACGCCGTCAACAACACCTCTGGGTACTCGGAGGACATCTTCGAGATGACGGCGCCGACGGGGGCCCTGTGGGGTCGGGTCTCCTTCACGAACAACTCACCGGCCACCAACGGACTCAACACGACGACCACCTACTGGCTGTGCATCGACGACGTACTCGTCATGCGCGAGGGCTACGGCGCCACGGACATCTCGGCCGCAGGTATCCGACTGTTCGGGCCGGACGGAACGCTCGGCACGGAACTGACCACGTCCAACGCCTATGCCACCTTCGCGGGCGGCAAGGCGTCCATCGACCCCAACGGAGTGGGAACCTTCAACTCGGTCTTCACCCCACAGCGCCCGGCAGGTGCTGCCTCCGACGACCCGACCGGCCAGATCTGGTACCAGGGCCAGGAACTGGGATCCCTGCTCTGGAACATGCCGTGGGGCATGGTCACCTACGAGCGTGGCTGGACCCAGAAGCCGACCTCCTCGACCTACTACATGAGCGCCACCGGTAACACGGATGCATCCTTCGGCCTGATCGAGTTGTCCTTCACGGCAGTCGAGGGGCGCATGTACCGCATCCGGGCCCGCTCGCAGTTCGACTTCACGGGAGGAGGTGGCGGTGGCGTCCCGTCCGAGTTGGAGAACGCTATCCAAGCGTCCGGAACGACGACGACGCTGAACGGCTGCACCATCCTCACACCGAACGGTGCCAGCCCGACCGTCAGCGACACGATGCTCGGCCGCAACTTCGGGGTCTCTTACGACGGCGTCGGCAGCGACTTCACAGTTGATGTAGAAGCCCTCCTCGTCTGTTCCACCGACCCGGGCGGGTTGTACGGCGCCACCACGGGGCTCGCGCCGGGCACCCACCGGATCTTGTGGGTCGGGCGCATCCACGCAGGCGCCGCAACCGGCTGGGGCATGCGCAACTACAGCCCGGGACAGTCCTCGGACTTCTACGTCGAGGACATCGGCCCGGCGGTCCATGAAGGCGGGGTCTACAACACAGGCGGCCAGGTCGTCACGGCCACCCAGACGTACACCAAGACGTACAACGCGGTGTGGTCGCGCCGGTACGGCAACGCCGGGTACACCGACGGCACGGCGTACCAGGGCTACTACTCCAGCACCTGGGGCACGCAGAAGTCGATGATCTACTTCGGTACCCAGCCGTACACCGACATGGGTTCCACGGCGAAAGTCTCCAAGGTCGAGGTCTACCTCTACAACCAGCACTGGTACTACAACGGGGGCGGTACCGCACACATCGGCGCATTCACGGGCACCACCGAGCCGACGACTTTCGCTGGTTCGTCGGTAAACACGACGGTCACCTCGTGGCCGGTCGGTGCTGGTAAGTGGGTAACCCTTCCGTCGTCCTGGAATGCCAGTTGGAACGCGGGTACCCCCTATCGTGGAATTACGCTAGGTGCGGATCTTGGCTCCAGCACTGATAAGACCTACTACGGGTACTTTTCTGGTGTCGGGGATTCCCATCCTCCGCAGTTGCGTATCACCTACACCAAGTGAGGAAGTCCCTTGACTGACATCACCGTCACCGTTCCGGACGACGTCTGGACCCGTGTTGCTGCCGCGTTCCACGAGGTGTATCCGAACAACGCGGATACCCCGGACCTCGACCTTGTCCAGATGGCCGTCAAGTCCTACATCCGGGACATCTGGGTCAGCAACGAGCAGGCGACGAACTCGAACGCTGCGGCGCCGCGCTACGGCGAGGCGGCCCAGGACTACAACGCTGCCCGGCAGGCTATCGACGCCGACATCCAGGCGCAGAACAACCAGGTCCTCACGGATTCCCAGGTCGCGTTCCCTGGTATCTGAGTAGAACCGTAAGTGCAATCTCGGTAGGCATTCCTGGGAGAATGCAAGCATGCCTACCGAGATTGCATTTCCGTTTCGCCTAGCGTCCGACGGGACTATCGCCGTCGAGACGAATCCGGACAGGCAGATCGCCCAGCATGTGAATGCGCTCATCGGCACGCAGCCGGGGGAGCGGGTCATGCTCCCGGATTACGGGGTTCCCGTGGCTGATCTGCTGTTCGATCCTGACGCGACCTTTGTCGCTCAGGAGATCAGCCGTGCCGTAACCACGGCGTTCAATACGTATGAGCCCGGCGTGGTGCTCCAGAAGGCGACCCCTATCCCGGACGCCTCGCAGATGTCCCTCGCGCGTATCGAGGTCGACTACATGCGCCGCGAGGCCGGGTCGTCCCCTTCCAGCCTGTCGCTCCAGACCAACACCGCCGTGGTCCGCGTGGGTGGCACCGTAAGCGAGGTCATCAGTGGCTAACCCAGACGTCCCGGCGATCGACTACACCAGCAGGGATTACGAGGGCTTCAAGACCTCCCTGCTGGACTACGCCTCGCGTGCCTTCCCCCAGTGGGTGCCCTCCTCCGAGGGCGACTTCGGCGTGCTCCTGGTCGAGCTGTTCGCCTACCTCGGCGACAGTCTCAGTTACTACGGCGACCGGCTCCAGCAGGAGTCCTTCCTGCCCACCGCGACGCAGCGGCTGTCCCTGCTCCAGATATCCGACCTGCTCGGGTACAGCCCCTCCAACGGCGTCCCGGCCACCGGTACCGTCACCTTCCAGACGTCCAACCCGGGCCCGGCCGTCACCGTGCCTGCGGGCACCCAGGTCGTCACCGACTATGTCGAGTCCATCGACTCGCCGATCACGTACGAGACCGACACCGACATCACCGTGCCCGTCAACGGAGGCACCGCGACTGTCTCGGTCACCCAGGGAGTCACCCGCACCCAGGTGAATGTCGGCACCAGCTCGGGCCTGCCTGTGCAGGAGTTCCGGCTGCCCGACGTACCCGTCATCGGCGGCACGGTGCGCGTGTACGTGGACGACGTCGACACCCTCACCGAGTGGACGTACATCAACTACCTGGTGGACGCCGACCCGTCCGACAGGGTGTTCACGACGTTCCTGGACGACTCCGGCGCGACCTGGATCCGCTTCGGCGACAACATCAACGGAGCCATCCCCACCAACCAGTTGACCATCTACGCGACCTACCGCGTGGGCGGCGGGTCGGTCGGCAACGTGAACGCGGGCGTGGTCAACGCCATCGCCGCCTCGGACCTGCCCGGAGTCACCATCTCCCAGGACTCCGACGGCAGCGCTATCTCCTCGGCCATGACCGGCGGAGCAGACCCCGAGACCAATGACCAGATCCGGGCCAACGCCCCACGCATCTTCCGCACCCAGGACAGGTGCGTGACCCTCGCCGACTTCTCCGACCTGGCGCTGACCATCCCGGGCATCGTCCGTGCCAACGCAGTCGCCTCGACCTACACGAGCATCAGCGTGTTCGCCATCGGCTCCGACGGAGGCACCCCGAGCACGACCACGCTCCAGAACGTGCAGTCCACCCTCCAGGCCAAGGCCCTGGCGGGAACCACGGTTACCGTCTCCGGCCCGACCACGGTCGGCGTGAACGTCGGTACTTCCTCCAGCCCGATCGTCGTCGAGTGCTGGCCCCGGTACTCCCGGGCCTCCGTGCTCTACGACGTGCAGCAGGCCCTGAAGAACATGCTGTCGTTCGCCAACGTCGACTTCGGTATGCGCCTGACCCTCTCCGACTTCTACAAGGCCATCCTCGCGGTGGACGGCGTGCGCTACGTCGACATCCCCATGGTCGCCCGCGCGGACGCCGCGCAGACCGGTACCGCCGACGTTGTCTTCCGTGCGTGGGAGATCCCGAAGGTCGGCAACATCTCCAACATCACCATGACCGGAGGGATCGGCTAATGGCCGCCGTCTACCCGAAGCAGTACAAGTCCTTCACCGTGCACAAGAACCTGGTGGAGGACATCGACGCGTCGCACGTCAACAACCTCCAGGACGAGGTGCTGGCCCTTCAGCAGACCCTGGGCATCATGCCGCACCAGGACACCGGGCTGAAGATGAAGACCAACACCTACTCCTCCGTGGCGTCCCGGCTCGACGCCATACAGCGTGGCCACGGGATACCCGCGTGCTACGTGTCCAAGACGTCCGACAGCGTCAAGGGCTCCGCGACCAAGACGATCTCCTTCAGCAGGCCGACCACGGCACAGGACCCCGAGGCACTGTTCAACGGGCACTCGATCACCGCCAACCGGACCGGCTGGTGGATCGTCTTCGGCCGTGTCAAGTGGGCCAACGCCACCGGCTCCCTCGCGACGGGCGCCGACCGGCAGATCTCCCTTGCGGTCGGTGGCTCCCAGGTGATGACGCAGGACCTGCCGCCGATCTCCGACGGCAACTCCCACATGCACATCGGCTGGCAGGGGTGGGTCACCGCAGGCAAGGCCATCGACCTCCAGGTCTACCACCCGCTGTCCACCAAGACCCTGCAACTTCAGGACATGCACCTGAGCGCGGTAATGATCCGGGAGGCGTGAGGTGGGAACGTACGGCGTCTCCATCTACGGGCTGTCGAAGTACGGGACGGACATCCATCCCGACTTCGACGTCAGCCCGTTCACAGCCACGCCCGTGGACTACTCCACCGTGCTGCTCGACTGGAAGTCCCCGGCCGGTACGTGGGACCGCCTGCGGCTGATCCGCAACCGGTACGGCTGGGCGGTCAACGAGAACGACGGCGAGATCCTGCTCGACCAGGGCCACGCCGCTACCCAGTTCTCCGACAAGGGCGTGGTCGGCGGCCACTGGCTGTACTACACGATCTTCATCTCCGCGTCCGGCCAGTGGTCCCGGGCAGGCACTGTCTCCTGCCTGATGCCGAAGAACAACGGCTACACCGAGCTGCTGTACAGCCTGGTCCCCGACCACTACAAGGTCGACGTCCAGCCGGGCAACAACGTCACCGACGACTCCAACACGCTCAACCCGTACCTGAACCCGTTCCTGTCGATCTTCGGGTTCGGGTTCGACATGGTGAAGAGCTACTACGACTCCAACCGGTACACCAACGACGCGATGCACACCCGGTTCGACAACATCGCCCAGTTGGCCAACCAGTTCGGCATCCAGTACGAGGCGTCGGCGCCCGCATACCTCTTCCGGCAGCGCGTGCGCGACGCGGCCACCCTCGGCCGACAGAAGGGCACCCTGGAGCAGATCCGCTCGATCATCTCCGAGACCACCGGCTACGACGCCGACCTGAGCATCGGCGACAACCTCATGCTCTCCGACGACCAGGCCGACTTCGACCACCCGACGTTCCCCCAGTGGGACTCGGGTGTGAACTACGCCTCCGGGGAGAAGGTGGAGTTCGGCTCGTACCTGTACCAGGCGGGCTCCTCCGGCGCGTACGGACAGGCCCAGGCACCCACCGGCACCAACGCCTCCAACGCGTACTGGACCGTCGTCTCGTACGGCACCGACTCCACCCTGGTCGACGCCAACGGACACGTCGCGGGCTGGGAAGAGATCTCCTTCACCGCAGGCGTCACCCCGGGCACCAACGGCGTCCTGGTGGGCATCGGTGTGCAGAACCCGACCAACCCCGACGACAAGGCGGGCAACGCGCTGTGGGTGCGCAACACCAACTCCGGCGGCTCGGTCGCCACGATGGGCGTGCGCTCCGTCGGCCGCCTGGCCGGACAGTCGACGATGGACCCGCAGCAGCCGGTCCTGTTCGGCATCCCCGTGCCCTACACGTGGCAGGCGTGGGACAACAACGCCGAGTACGTGCCAGGCGACATGGTCATCTACCACGGTCGCGTCTACCAGGCGCTCACCGCGTCCCTGAACGTCACCCCGCCGGACACCGCGACGGCGAACGCACAGTGGACTCCGCTGGGCTAC